CTTTAGAACTACCACCCGAAATTGTGGACACATTACCTGAACTTGTGGTCACATACCCTACTATTGGTCCACCCGATACGCTACCGTTTGTCGAAGACCCACCCGACACCATGCCTTTGCCACTAGACATGCCCTCAGACGCACCAGAAACGCTTGACACGCTCCCAACAGAACTTATAGCCGAATTACCACCCGAACTCGTAGAAGCCCTCCTAGACGCTGGCAACACAGACATCCCCCTTACCGAAGAACAGTTCGATACCGTTGTAGACACAATCGCAGACCTAGCCCCCGAAGAAGCAGTAGCACTCATCACCCAAATCCTTGCCACCGCAGTAACACCAGACCAAGCCGAAGCCCTCGCCACCAACCCCGAAGTGTTGGCTGTCATCACCGAAGAACAAGCCACAGAAATCTTTGAAACCATCGAAGTCGCGGCACTAGACGAGACACAAATAGCCGAACTCACAGCAGCAATCCAAAACGCACCTTTGGCTGTCCAAAAAGCCTTTGAACAAACCATAGACATCTTTGGTGGGTTCGACGACTATGTGCCAACAGGCTCCAATATCCCTGTGGGAGAACGACGAACCCTCATCGCCATCGCAGCAGGGACAACCCTCACAGCAGCAGGTAGTAAGATAAAACGGAAATGAAACGCCTCACTGACCTCATCAAAGACAATGCCTGGACATACGCAGGCACAGGCTTAGTCCTTATCACCCTGTCGGGTCCTACCTTAAGACAGGCTATCTGGGTGGTTGGTGTATCATTAGTGTTACACGCAGCATTAACTCTCAGCACAAAGGAATCAGAATGAAAAAAGCACAAGACATTGTTGGTCGTATCGTGGCAGTATTCCTCTCCTCAGCATTGGCTATCGTTGGTGGTAGTGCTGTGATTGCCCCTGAACTAGAGATTTGGAAGTCGGCTGTGCTTGCTGGTTTTGCTGCTTGTGCAACAGTGGTACAGAAACTTGCTCAGGCTTCGCTTGATGGCAAACTTACAATGGAAGAAATCAACAGCGCGTTCGGCGCAAAATCTGAGAAGTAATGCGTAAGCCTGTTTGGGAAACAAAAAACCCTGCCAAAAAATCTGAGAAACTTTCTCCTAAGAAGAAGGTTGCTGCGAAGGCTTCGGCTAAAGCGGCTGGTCGCCCGTACCCGAATTTGGTTGACAATATGAACGCTGCTAAGAAGAAAAAGTAATGAGCAAATCATCTAAACACTATTTGCCTAATGGCAAAGAATATATGGGCGCGACACATAAGATGGATGGTCAAATCCATACTGGTGCAAAGCACACTGCGTCAAGCAAAGTTTTGAAGCACACCAAACCAAAGAAAAAGTAATGGCTAAGACTGCTGCGTGGCAACGCAAAGAAGGTAAGAATCCTACTGGCGGTTTGAACGCTAAAGGTCGTGCGTCTGCTAAAGCACAAGGTATGAATCTGAAACCACCTGTGTCAGCGAAGCAGGCAGCGAAGTCACCTAAAGATGCTGCTCGTCGTAAATCTTTTTGTGCAAGAATGGGTGGTATGCCTGGACCTATGAAAGATTCTCAAGGTAGACCGACACGTAAAGCATTGGCGTTACGAAAGTGGGATTGCTAGTGACTTACCCTGTTGTACCAGTAAAACTTTGTGACCATCTTAAGGGTGCTGTGCCTGGAAAATTAAGCCCAGATAAACTACGCAAAACTGTTGGTGGTACGTTGCATCATTGTGCTGCTGATGCTTGGGAAGCAATGGTTGATGCGGCTGATAAGGCTGGTATCAAACTGACTCCGACGAGTAGCGGTGACACATATCGAACACTCGAATTACAAACCAAAGCATTTTTTTTAAGGTACCAACTAGAAGACACGGGCAACCCAGACACACGCACCTTTGAGGGCAAGAAATGGTATCTCAAAAAAGGTCAAGCCTGTTTGGCGACACCAGGAAAATCGCAGCATAACCTCGCTATTGCGGTCGATGTGGCTTCAGCATCAGGACCTAGACTTGCTTGGATGCTTGCCAATGAACATCTGTTTGGCTTCTCGCATGAGGTTCAGTCAGAGCCGTGGCACATCCGCTACACCCAAGGAAACCATGTTCCGCCTGCGGTTGCAGCCTTTCTCGCTGCGAAAGCAGTATGACATGGATGCTGGTTGGGCTACTGTTCTCGCTGCTGCTGTTGCTGGTACTTTCGGTCTGCTAACAGTCCTTGTTGCTAGGTTCGCTAAAGAAAACCGTGACGACCATGCTGTAGTGCAAAGCATTTTGAGGGGTATGCACAAAACTATTTACCGTACCGAAGACAAGATAGATGTTGTTGCAAACAAACTTTCGGAGCATGTAGAAAACCACAAAAAGTAACCGAATAACAGTTGCAAGTTCGGCTATATTTGCTGGTCCCATGACACGCGAAACGTTATACACAATCCGCAAATTCCTTGTAACAGCAAGGGTTTCCCGCCCTGAAGAAGACGAGTTCTTTACCGTTCTTAGAGCCTTAGACCGTCTGATAGTTGAGGATGCTAAAACTCTCCAGATGGCTGGAAGTTCACTAGACTAAACCCATGTCCCAACAAGACTGGCTGACCTGCCCTGACTGCAATATCAGTTGGTTGTATGCCGAAGGTAAGTACTGTGCGATTTGTAAAGAACGAGGGGAACATGACACCGAACCCAATTACGAAGACTGAACCACCAATGGTGTTGGTCCACTGGGCTGACACACATCTCTCCGAAGGTGGATGGCAAGACATGGATGAGTATGAGGATGATGGTGAATGTATTGTTGCGAGCGTAGGTTTTTTGGTTGCTGTTGGTGATGCAGGTTCGAAGAAAGACCACGTGAATTTGTGGCAGACGTTATGTAAGGGCGAGGGTATCCACGCTATACATATTCCTGCTGGGATGGTTCGTTCAATAAAAATCTTGGGATAGTCCTTGACATAGGTATCACACCCGTGTATGGTGATACATGAAGGAACCACTACGAAAGGGAACACATGCAAATCACACGTTACCGCATTACCAAACCAACCCACGGCGAACAAGACTGGCTAGACACACGCTTCTGGGATAAGCAGAAACGTAAACGGTTATCAGCATCAGCAGTAGCCGCAATCTACGGGCTACACCCGTTTGTTCCAATGGACAAGTACGCCGCAGAAATGTTAGGTGACATACCCCCCGCACCTATCCCACCCACATGGGCAATGACCCGTGGCAATGACCTTGAACCACTGTGCATCAACTGGGCTATTCAACGCACAGGCATCCAATGGATTACACCTGAAGAAATGTTTGCTTGTGAAACAGACGAGGGTGCACGCATGATTGCCACCCTCGACGGTTTCTATGAGAACGGTGATGACCGCAAGATACTTGAAATCAAAACTATGAACCGTGAATGGTCAGGCGAAATGCCCGACTACTGGCGTATCCAAGGTATTCAACAAGCCATCTGTGCTGACGTAAGTCATGTGACATGGGGAATCTTTGATGCGTCCATGACATTCCATATTTATGAGCAAACCATCAGCGATGGTGAGATTAAAGAACACTGTGAGAAGGTTGCCAAATGGTTGACCGCAATTGATTTGGGTATGACCCCAGAAGGAGTCCATTGGTCTTATGAAACTATTACCGCTCGTTACCAGAAGCCTGCACCTACGTCTATTGAACTTCCGCATACGGCTAAAGAGTTGGTTACACAACTGAAGCATGTGAAGTCGGAGTTGAAATCGTACGGTGAAATTGAGGACAGGTTGAAAGCAGAACTGTGCGATTTGATTGGACCGAACGAAGTTGCTACTGTCGATGGAACAATCATTGCAACATGGAAGGGTAAGTCATGGGCTTCGTTGGATATTAAATCGTTGAAGATGAATGAGCCTGCTCTTACAGAAAAATATAGTAAGCAAGTAACCAACAGAACACTTCTCTTGAAAGGGGAAAGATAATGAAACTAGAAGAAATCCTTGGCGCATACGGTGTGCCAGACCCAAAAATTGTAGGCAAACTACCCAAGGGAGGGCAGTCTTTGTCCTTTGTTGGGCACGCAGATATAACAAAAATGCTTATCGAAGTTGATAGCGAATGGACTTGGGAACCTGTTGCGTTTGATGTGAACGGTTTACCTGCGTACCGTGTTGAGAACGGCATGGCACACATGGCAGGTTGGCTTACAGTGCAAGGTGTACGCCGTCTCGGTATCGGCTCAGTCATGCACAACAAACCTGACCTACTCAAAGAGTTGGTATCAGACTTCATCCGTAACTCTGCTATGCGTTTCGGTATCTGTCTATCGTTGTGGACGAAACAAGAATGGGATGACCACTCACAACCAGTGGCAACACCAGCACCCAAAGTAGTGAAAGCAGAACCCGTTGGTGATGCACCGCTATCACAAGAACAGATTGAACAGTTCATTGCCGCTTGTGAGAAGGCAGGGTTCACACCTGAAGTAGTTGCTGACAATGCCAAAGTGAACTGGGGCAAAGGTGCAATCATATTGAACAGCCATCTTCCGTTGTTGCGTTCAGCGTTCAACGATTTGAAATCATTTAAGGAAGGCGCATAATGGCAGCGACACGCACCGTAGACCCTGCTGGTATCTATCGTTCGACAAAGATGGTGTCTCTTAGATTGACCACCATTCAGATGGAACACATTGTGAAACTTTGTGAGAAGCGTGGTGTGTCACGCAGTCTTTTGTTTCGACAGTTACTTGCCGAGGAAATGTCCCGTGTCTAAAGAACGTGCTAAAGGCACGAACTTCGAGACGTTCATAGTGAACTATCTGAAAGACATGTATCCGTTTGTTGAGCGTCGTTCGTTGAATGGTGCTTTAGATAAGGGCGACATCACAGGTACTGACCCTCGTTTAGTTTGGGAATGTAAGAACCATAAGACGTTGAACTTTTCTGGCTGGTTACATGAGGCTGAGGTTGAACGTATTAACGCTGGTGCTGAGATTGGGATTGTGGTTGCGAAGCGTCGCAGTTACGGTAATCCTGCCGACCAGTATGCGGTCTTAAGGTTGGATGAACTATTAAAACTATTAAAGAAAGCAGGCTACTAATGGACATTGATTGGAAAGAAATTGCTACAGCATTAGTTGAAGCGAACTATGAACAAGACGCACAACAGATGAACCGTGCGGTGGAAGCATACGAGGAAGCAGTACGCAATGGATGACATCACCCGTGAACTATACGAATGTTTAATGGAACGCATCTACGGTACGAAACGTCCAGTTGATTGGATGGGTGCAACACCGCGTGAACGTGACGCAATGGACGCTTACATCAACCGTGGGTATGAATCACAGAAACCTATTGTTGAACGCACTGTAGATGGCATCGAGTGATTGAACGCACCGAAGGGTATGCACCGTCACATGACATCAATCCGCATGACTTCACAAAAGATTTAGCGTTCGGACATGAAGGCGAAGAGATTGTTAAAACATTTCTTGCTGACTTAAGTAACGGTTCGTTTGAAGTAAAGTACGACAGGTATCGTAATGGTCGTATCTTTGTTGAGTTTGAACAGAACCCGCACAATACTGGATGGAAACCGTCAGGTATTGCTGTGACTAAGGCAAGGTGGTGGGTGTATTTGTTTTCGCCATCGGCGTTTGTTATAATAGAAACCAGCAGGTTACGCCGTTACATCAAGGCGAACATACAACATCTGCCCGAGCGCATCGCAGCGCAAACATCCGACAACCCAGCGAAAGGTTTTCTTATATACCCAGAGCAAGTGAAGGAGTTGATGTCACTATCCGCTTACGATTAGGAGAATAAATTGTTGAAACGTATCATCACAAGTTTTATAAGTTTGATTGCTTTAGGGGCAACGGTAGCAGTAGCAGAAGCACCATCTGCCGAAGGGACACCATCATCGACGGTACAGATTCGTAATGTAAGGGAAGCCACACCACCAGTTCCACCGACAGCCTTGCAAGGTAAGTGGTGGGAGTTAGCACGGCAGGTTGGTTGGGCTGAAAAAGATTTACCGATATTAGATTTCGTTATTAACAGAGAGAGCAGAGGGGATAACACAGCATGGAACAAACAAGACCCGTTCGGTGGAAGTCGTTGCTTGCTACAAATCAACGGCAGTTGGACAAAATGGCTACGCGCACAAGACATCCTTCAACGACCAGCAGACCTATTCAACCCAACAGTCTGCCTTACGGCAGGGCTTGCCATCCATCAGTATGGAATGGACAGGTACGGGTGGGGTTGGAATCCTTGGGCGATACCAGCACCCTGATAGCATGACATTATGAAGGGACGTACAGCAACACGATGGTTTTGTGACCGTTGTGGCATGACCCTAAACACCTATGTCCGTGTATCTGAACCCCCGACACATGTGTGTATTAGTGCAGAAGATAACAGAACATCATCCAGAATACAACCAATGAAAGAGAAGGTAGGTAAATGAATAACATCACCATCGTAGGGAACTGCGGTAAACCAATCGAACTGAAATACGGTGCGAACGGTAAAGCAATCGGCAACTTCACTGTTGCCACCACATCAGGTAAAGATGACAAGAAGCAAACAACATGGCATAACGTCACAGTTTTTGGTGACATGGCAGAAACTGCAGCGTCTTCTATTGAGAAGGGTTCCCGTGTAATTGTGGTAGGGAAACTAGACATCTCATCGTATGAAAAGGATGGCAACAAAGTTTGGACAACCAAAATCTTGGCAGACGAAATCGGTTTGACGATGCGATTCAACGCTGTGTTCGCTGACAAGACTGAACGCAACCTTGCGATGGTTACAGAAAAGTTTGGTGCGGTGCCGTTTCTTGGGAATGATTCATTCTAATGGACATTATGATGCTTGATTTTGAGCAGTGGTTAGAGATTGGTATGCGAGCAGGGTTTGTTTCCCCACCTGTATGCCATACACATGACGGTGTACCTATGTCTATTACAGAGGAAGCAGATTTTATGGAAGGGCAAGACCCTTGTCTGCATGTGATGCGATGCTATGAATCTAAAGAGATGAAAGAAGCAGTGGAAGCAAACAGTTTTTTGATGATAGAAATGAGGAATCCGTTTCGTGGACAATTCGACTGATGGTGCAGAGGTACTCACCGAAGCATACGATTTGATTACAGGTGACCGCCATGACGAGTACGCTCACCCATTAGAGGACTATACGCAGACCCGCGACATTTTTGAGGGGCTGACTGGTGTGTCTTTAACTGTTGAGCAAGCCATCTTGTTTATGGTGAGTGTTAAGTTGTCGCGTCTTAGGACAGCATTGGAAGCAGGCAGGTGGTCACATGACACTGTTGTTGATGTGGCTGGGTATGTTGGGTGTTTGGCTATGGTGAAAGAAAAACTGTGGAACAAATAACCAAGTTGCGTTGCAACAAATGTGGGTTCACAGTGAAACTAGATAAGCAAAGACTGGTCGGCTGTGGCTGTGACCCTGACGCTTCCTCGTGGATTGCGTTGGAGAAGACTGGACGATTATTAAAAATGTCTGACGCGAACTATGATGTGATGGAAACCCATGCGTGACACTGGGAAACCTTCTCCGTGTCCGTGTGTTGGTGAACGGATAACAAGGGAGATACGGTGTGGAAAATATGAGGAAGATGAAGACGACTGAAGAAATTATTGCTGACTTAAGAAAGCAAGTGCGGCAGTTGCAAGAGTTGATAAGCCAGTTGAAGGGTGACATGGCTTCTATTGAAAGGGAACTGAACCGATGACAGCATTAAAGTATTTAGCATGGTTTGATGATGCAGTGTGCAAAGGTATGGATGGCAACATCTTTTTCCCTGACACACCCACAGGTATCTCGACCAAAGGTATCTTTGTTGATGCACAAGCAGTGTGTAAAGGTTGCTCTGTGAAGAAGCAGTGTCTTGCGTTCGCAATGGAAGCAGAAGAGTTTGAGCAACGTAGGTACGGTGTGTGGGGTGGCAAAACCCCTGCCGAGCGTTCGGTGTTGCGTTCGGGATATTGAAAAGCCCCACTCAACGCTAGGGAAGGGGAAACCTTTGCGGAATGGGGCAGTTCAGGTCTTAGTCTAACATGGTTTTGTTTATTTTGCTCACCTTGTAATCTGCCAGTTTGTAGAGCAGGCTGTTGTCGGCTGTTGCTTGGGCGCACTCGGCGGTACGGAACTTGCAGGCTTTGTTGATGTCACGGGTAAAAGCGTGTTTGCGTTCTGTGCCACGCCACCACCCGTACTCTTTGCCTACTACTAGTCGGACTACAACGTACAGGTATCGGGGGGTGTCTTGTAATGCCTGTTGTTTTTTGGTGTCTTGTCGTTGCCAGTTCCAGTAGCGGTAACGACTGGCTGGTGTTCTCAACTGTTTTCGTATTCGTTGAGTTCATGGATGAGGACAGTCCAACCCCAACGCTTACGTAGCACCTCGACTACCTCTCGTGCTGTGGGTTCGTTTGTTATCCATGTGTTGATGAAGTCATCTATAATATCGTTGCTAGTTTCCATGAGCGTCCTTGTTCATGTGTGCTAAACCTTCGGCAAGTTTCTTGCAGTTCTCTTCTTCGCCTTCAATGAAGTGGCTGTCGCCCGTGTACCCATTCAACCACTCGCCCGTAATCCAGTTGAAGATTGTCCCCATAGGATAATGTTGTTCTTCTTGGTCGGTGTCGTGAAACCACTCGCCCAACTCTGTGTCAAAGGTGATGATGAAGTGATGTAGTTTTGCGTTCTCTTTTGCTTGTTGTTGTGCGCTCATTTGATTCCCTTTCCTAGTTGCCATTTGTAACGGTTACGGATTGCTTGCTCACGCTCAATCTTTTTTAGATACTGCTTGGTTGCTACTGTGTACCCTGCAACAAACCATATGATTACTAATGCGTAGTTCATTTCGTTTCTCCTGTTCTATCGTTAGGTTCGTTCTCTTCTACTTGAATATCTATAACCTCGCCACCTCGTTCTTTGGCTAGGTCGTACTCTCCTGCTCTCCACTTTTCTTCTGCTTCTTCGGGTGTTTCTGCGTCTATGAAGTAGGTGGTAAGAGTTTCTTCTACAACATTGACCAAGTATTCTTTGGTGGTCATTGGGCTACCGCCTGTTTCATGCCCTGCTCAATCAACCACTGCGCCTGATTAAGTTGCTCAAGCATTGCGATAGTTTGCATAGGTTGTAACTCGCCTGTCCTGATACCTTCCGATAGTAAGAACCTCAAGTCCTCAAACTGGCGGATGATTTCTGTTCTAATAGTTTCTGTTGTCATTGCTGTTCTCCTTTGTTGTTGTTGGTTGCTTCTTGTGTTGCTTCCCATAGGTAAGTCCATACCTGCTCGTTTATAGAGTCGTACCCACCTGCGTTGTCGAACTCATCAACCGCATAAGCCCACTTCTCTTCTGATACGGGCTGGTCATCGTCTTCTGTAAATAACTCACGCCCCCACCATGAGAGTGCGATGTCACCATCGGCGTTTAGTTCCGACAACATTTCTATTGCTTTGCTAACCTTCATTCTTCTTCTCCCTTGATGTAGCCTTCGGGATACCATTCGTCACCACATTCAGCACAGGTATAGCCATCGGGGTATCCCTCTTCGTATGATGGCTGTGATGATGCTCCTTTGTTTCTTGGTTCGTTAGCGCATTGCAAACAAACTAAACCACCTGCGTCTAATGCGATACCGATTACCCCATCTCCTGTTGGACAGTCTGAATATGGGTTCTCATTACCTTCGTTGTCTTCACACCCACACCAGTTGAATATCTCAACCTGTGTTTTGTGTGTTAGGTCAGCCATTTCGCCCCAACTGTAGGAGCGTTGGCTTGGGTCTGTTTCTTGCTTCATGCTTGTACCCTTTCTGCTTGTTGTTTGTATTGTCTGACCTGACAAGCGTGTGCGAGCCAGTACTGCTCTAATAGGTCTCCCCGTGTCGCTTTCGCGTTGCGCTCTGCTCGTTTCGCTTCTGCTTCATACGCTTTCAATATCGCGTTGATGTTCAGTTGCTTTGTGCGTGCCATGAGTTACGCCCAGTCGTGTGAGAGTGTGTAGCCCCCACGATTTTCGACACCGTACAATGTCATTGAGAGGTTGTGCACCAAGTGGTAGCCCAAGTCCATTCCGCCACCGCTCACCCTGATTGCTCGCTGTCCGTTGCGGTCATTCACCTTGTCACCCAACGCAAGTGCGCTAGTCCAAGTGATGTCAATGAGTTGCCCGTCTTCGACTGTCTTCAATGAGATGTCTTTAGATAGCCCCGAAGAAGAGACATGACGCAAGATGGTATAAACCTTTGGGTCTGTCTGTCCTGCGAATATCTCACGCAACCTCATTCTTGCAATTTCTCTGTCTAGTGCTAACTGCGTCTTCTTGGTAATCATTTTTTTCCCTTCGTTGATGTTGATATGTCTAACCGTAGTACGAATAAACATAGATGTCAAGGATTACTTTTCATCGTGGGTGTCAAGGACTTGAACCTCGATGTCTGCCAGTCACCCGACCTACTTATGACAGGTTATGTTTCATCTTTTGGTATCCATATCGGCAAGCACTTTTGTACGAGCCTTCACTGAACTCAATCTGATAATCCATATCGGATAAGAAGTCTGCTATTGCCTCATCGGTAATGTCAATTTCGACACTGCTCTTTAGGACTCTGACTATCGTTATCACTGCACCCTCTTTGTCTATATGCTTCTCATCAAGATACAGTCTGCTCATATGGTCAGACATCACTGATGATGGCATTTTCATTCGCTTCATTACTTACTCCCCTCTACATACAACTCGCCTGCTGTAAGGCTAAGCCTTCTAATCTCGCTCTTCAAGGTATTCACAAGTGCCACCAAATTGGTAGCCCCTTTCTCTGATAAGCGTATATATGTTCCTAGAGGTGACTTATCCCCTAGATGATTGTCTATTCCCCACATCAGCAAATCATCTTGTAGTTGCTGTAGTGCGTAACCTAATTTCTTTTCTTGTGTCATATTCCCTTCTCCCTTTCGTGTTGTCTTACTTCTTTACCGTGATGTCGCTTGGCTCAAGCATGACCTCTTGCCCGTCACCAAAATCCATGAAGACCAATGTGCCCTCGCTGTCCTTTGTAATGTGTGCGATAACACCACTCCGTCCTTTGTATGGGTGAAACGGACTGATGACTGTCGCTTTATCTTTTGCTTTCATGTTTTCCCTTTCGTGTTGCTTGTAACTAAGTGTATCACAGATAAGGGTGCTTGTCAAGGATTATCTTTGTGAACTGTGTCACACTCTCAAACCCTTACCCCATATCATAAACAAACATATGTTCGGTTACTTGTTGGTAACTTACCCAACGGTAACTTGTTCCCTCACTTTCATACCGTCCGCCTGATGCCACGCTTCGCCACTACCTGACACGGGCTTCACCTTGTAATCGAGATTACCGTAACGCTGGCGAGCGTCCACTATCTCCACCTCGAAAGACAGTGCCGACCCTGCCACCTGTAGTAGTGCTGTCTTGCCAATGTTCTGTGCTAGTTCTTGTGCGGTAGCCATTAGTTGCCTGCTTTCTTTATCGCTTGTAGCGGTACGCCTAATCGCTTGAGACGGGCGCGTTCGTTTCTTTGTAGTCGTTTCTTTTGCTGTTCGTCTGTTAGGTTTCTTGGGTATCTCATTAGTTGCCCACTTTCTCATAAACATCGTTGTAGGTGTCGTTTTGCCAAGTCCCACAGTATTCGCATACCTCATCGCATACGGTTATTTGCATGACCAAGTAACCTGACTGCTTGCATTTTTTGCACTTACCTAAATCTTTTTGTGTTGGCGTACTCATTAGTTGCCCCCCTCTTGTCTTCCTAGCGCTCTGCCCATGTGAAAACATATGAACCCGATAGCCATTGTGCATAGCACCGAGACTTCGGCTGAATTGTCTCGAATAAAGTAGATGATATTTTCCATTATTTCCCCGTTTCTTTTATCGGATTCACAGCGTCCCAATTCAAGGTCAAAAGATTTTGCAATCCTTCGGCTGTCAATGTCTCTTCAATGTTCAATCTGTTGTTGGCTCTTCCAACTAAAATGTAGCAATGTATCTTCTCTAAAGTTAGTTCTTCCATTATTTCCCCGTTTCCGTTTCTTCTTCTTGTGTTGTGGCAACTATCGCCCCGACAATTTCTTCTTTTGTTGCGGTCATTGGTAGTGTCACCGTTGGACGGTCAAAACCTATGCCCATGATTACTATTTCACCCATATAATTTCCGTTCTGTTTCTTATTCTGCTTTTGCATCGTTCCCTAGTGAGTGCGTGACACTCTGCCGACTGTATCGGTCTAGGGATAACCTCGCTTAGTGGGTGAGAGTTCCGCACCCCTCGCAAGTAACCTTGTCACTTGAGTATCGTGGCGTCCATGACCAGCGCACCCCCGTTGCTTCGGCTTCTTCTAGTCTCGCATCTACATTCGTGCCGTATTTCGGGTGAGTAGTCCAACGGTCATCACCGCAACTGTCACAGATTATGCCCTCGTGGTCAGTGTTTGTCTGATAGTAAGCCACTACTCCCCCTCGCAATCGTGCCCGTAATAAAACTCGCTTGCGTCCTCTTCGTCCATTAGGTTGAACACTCGCCCACATTCTGGGCATTTTGCTTTACTTTGTAGTTTCATTATTTGCCAGTCTTGTAACATTTTTTCTCCCTTTTGTTGTTGGATATTGTCTGTCTGCTTTCGCATTGTCCCTAGTCCCGATTGAACGGGCACGCCCTAGACGCTAGGGGAATTGTCTAAAGTAGTCCGCAAGCCGTGAAGAATGTCTCCCGATTGAATCGTGGGTTCTCTTCTTGCAAGTCGAGTGCCATTGAGATAATTAAACGGCGGGTGCTCTCCTCGACTGTCTCACTCTTGAATACTTTCATGTCTTTAGTTTGTAGGTGACGCTTGAAAGTGTCGGCGATTAGTTGATAATCTTTTCTTGTCATTCTTTGCCCCTATTCGTTGTGGTTGTTGTTATCCCTTACAAATACAACTATATCGGAGCGTAATACACTTGTCAAGTCTTTTCTCAATATACTTTTGATATATCACCAAACAATATCCCCATCACTAATACAGATAACAAGAGGTGAACCATCACCACCACAGATACACAGTAGGCGACCTTGCGCCTTACAAACTATTTGCAGTGGTCATGCAATTTGTTTTGTTACTTGTGGGTAGGTTACTGGTCGGTAACATATTTTTTTGTGGTTAGATGACCGTTCACAGTAACGCTTATTAACTAATCGGTCAGTTAATTAAGGGTCGCAACTGGGGGTCTGCCGAGGGTTAAGGGTAGGGGCGTATAATATATCACCGCGGGATGTTTTCACTCTTTTGTTTGGTTGCAGCCTGTCGTCTTTGGCGTGATACGTTTCGAGTTTGACCCATGCCTTGGAAGGAGCAGGTTGGGCTGTCATACAGTTCAAGTTCGACCCACCTCATTTATGTGCATTGTTTAAATCTTTCCGCAGAGGATAAAAATGTTCAGACTGGCTGCACCGTGTCAGTTGAGGGCAAGTCGCGTATGCGACGCGGCAGATAAGTAAAACTAAAAGTAACAAAAGACAAAACACAGTAATGCTCCCCCCACAGTTCGCCCTAAAAGGACAGGTCGCCGTAGCCAAGTTATTTAGCCGACACCAAAATATAAACATATGACGTTGTTTACGCTGCTCCCCCACATCAAGCATGGAGGTCGAACCACGTTCCCGTGGATAAGCCCCACACCACGCAAACGGTGCACAACCCTTGGTTGCCCAATCCTATTCATCTAGGGTGGGACTTGCTAGTTTGCTGTCTCCCGACAGGTGTGCAATGACAATACCACATGTCTGCTATTCTTGCAACATGGACTGGAACGATAATCTCGCTGACTG